ATTCCCTCATGAATTGGGCAAAGTTGGTTCTTACGCCGCTCATGTCAGTCTAGGCCTCATATCCTTTTCAAGCTCGATGGTCCTGGTATAGGCATCTGACCGAACTTCACGGAGCGTCTTCCAGGCGTCGGTTCCAATTGTTACCGCTGTTCGGGCTGCAAAGGTCGCAACGTCACTTTTCTTGACCTTGATGGTACATTCAGACTGCGCCATGGCTCCGCCCTGATTAAGATTGACGCCGTATGACACGATGGCTCCTATGCTCGCCGTTCCGTAGGTGATGGCATCGGCCAGCTCATCTGTGTCAAAGAACACGTCGTCAAGATCGGTAAGGATGTCGGCTTTGAGGGTCATTATTCCCTACTTCTGCACCGCAGTGCATGTCATGAATACTGCCGTAGTAGCATCTCCGCCCACCTTGCTTACGTAGTTGCCTCTGAGGTATCTCACTGGCTTATCGGTGACATGGAATTCCCACGAATGAATATCCGAGTACGTCACGGTTTGACTTGCAATCGCAGGATAAACGCCTGGATAAATGGCGCCTTCCAAATATACAACCACGCTTATAGGAGCTGCCCCGGAGAAATCGCAGGCGCACGTAAAATTAGTGGCCGTTGCCCCGAGGTCTACGACCTGCTGTACCCCTGTGGATGTTACCTTATTCAATAACACGTTGGTGGCTTCCGGGACTATGCCGGGACTTTTGACGGAAAGTTGATCGGCGTAAGCGGTGCCTAAACACACAATACCGATTATAAAAAGCCACGCAATAAGTTTTATCTTCATGCCTCTACTCCTTGAGGAGCTGACTTAAAATATCTTTACTGGCACCGAACGGGATTCTCACACCTCTACCTTTCAATATCTCCTTCATTTCTTTTGCGGTCGTATCTTTTCTGACGTCTTCAGCCTCTTCTGTCTCGTCCTGGTCCATAGTTGGCCGATATTCCTCTGTCTCTTTTCCAATAGAAAGAAGTATTTCAGCCTCTTCCGTGGTGATGTCGGCCCCCACTATCAAGACGGTCCCTTTCGACTGTACTGTGCCTTTCCATATCAGATTTTCGTTCAATTTCACTGCATCTACTACTGGCATATGGGCTCCTCAAAGGGGCGGTCGCCCGCCCCTGTTGGATTACACGGTTTGGATTACACGGTGATGTTACTCATTAAGTAGCCAGCTCCCGTAAAAACGAACGTTTCATGGGTGTACTGCCTGACCCGGTAAATGTCGCTTCTGGTCTGGTCTTCCCTATACTGTTCGGTGACGATGTTCTGTGGACTGTCTGCCGTCCAAAGGAATGTCCGGCCAAGGCAGGGATCGCGAAGATCCCGGCCCCCACCGCTGACCTTGGCGAGCAGCACATACTCATCGTCCCAAATGTCGGCAAGGGAGAACGACTGTCCCTGCTTCGCTGAATCTTTCATGGCTCCACCAACCAGTATCCGGTCAACCCCAAAATAGGTCGCCATTGCTGCGAGTTGCGCGTCGAACGGTCTGGTCTCGAAGGGCGCCGTATACTGGAACTTATCCCTTATTTCCTTCGCTGAGATAATGTTTTGAAAGACTTTATGTGTCATCGCCATAATGTTAGGGATAAGCCCTGAAGCCGCCCGCATAGCTGCTTTTGCCGTCTGGACATCAGCATAAGGCGTGCATGTTGCCGCCGTACTCCATTCCGTTGTGACGGCTGCCGTGCCGGTGATATTGTTGGTATTAAAGACTGCCGCCGCTATCCTCGCTTCCTGAGCCCGAAGCAGAATATCTGTTGCCCTCATGACCGCAACTTCTTCCGCATCGAAGAACCGGGAGTACAGTCTTGCTTCTACGTCGTCAACTGGTTCCTCCCATCCGTTCTCTTTACAGGAGTAGGTGCCCGTCTCAAATTCGTAGTCACCCCTGTTGTACGCACCCCTCGGTGCCCTGGCCGTGTCCTGAAGCTTCAAAAGAGCTTCAATGGGAATCACGGGGTAATCTGCCGACTGTTCCGCCACGTCGAAGAGCGGCAAAATCTGGAGGCCGATAAAGCCCCTTTCGTCGGCGTTTGCCAAATATTCATAGGCTAAGGCCCCGAGATCGGGCCTTTGAAGTGTCGTTCCGCTGGTAGGTCTAGGCATTTTACGTTACCTCCTTATGTGGTCAGTATCTTACGGGCGTACTCAATCCATACGGCATGTAGATAAACGACATCGCCTGCATGGGCCTCTGGCATGACCACGAGTGTCATGTTTGCGTCTGCCTGGGTGTCAGGCACGTCTGCCGCGCCAATCGTAGCGGTATACTCGCCTTTTGTGTCGATGAGGAGGTTGGCGGCGGCGGCGGCCGGGAAACAATCAACGTCGGATTCCCCGAAATAGGCCTCGCCGTCTATGTGACAGGCATTATTATTGTTGGCATCTTTCGAACAGAGGAAATGAACGACCACATCTTTCGTTCCATCGCAATCAGGGGGAAGGATAACCTGGGCCTCTATCTGATCGGTGTTACCGGCAGCCCAAGCGATCCGCATGGCGTCCCCGTCGGCTATGTTTGTGAGGATCGGCGTGGTGTCGGTGGCAAGAATGCCTCCATTACCAGCGGCGTTGATAAAGACACCAGCCGCCAGCTCTCGGAATGAGGTTAACGGAATAGGAATGAATCCCTGTATCGTCAGTTCGTTCTGGTATAGTTCCTGTAAGGCGGCCTCTACGGTTGCCGTGAGAGTGAACTCCCCAGCATCGGCTATGCTTACCGTGGCTGCCGTGGTGGAAATGACGGTGAAGTCGAGGAACTTGATAATGTCATTCGCTGCGGTCGCTGCCTCAAGAGCAATGCCTATGGCCGTCCCGTCAGAGGTGTCCTTGACCCCGCCTGCTGCCGCGCCGTACAGTGTCGCACCAACAGCCAAGATCTCAGTTGCCTTGCCTTCGTGAACACCTGGCGACGTGCGAAGTTTTACCTCAACAAGTGCCCCGTCAGCTACCCCGTATTCGGTGATACCGATATGCTGCTCGCCGGCGCCTGCTACTTCCACCTGGGGGGGAGTCGTGGCTGAAGCCGCTGTGACCTTGACACGAATATGAGCGCCAATGGCGCCGTTTGCCGTAAATGTCGGATTTCCTGTATTCCACGCCATCTTTAGTCCTCCTTCTTGACTGGTTTAAGGCCCGCTACATATGTTTCGTGTGCCTCTGGGTTAGACTTCGCTACCGCCCTGATAGCTTCAGCCTTGCTGCATCTATGTTCGGCTTGATAGTCGGTTACGAGAGCAGTGAAGTCTTTTTTCTGTTCTGTCTCTTCTTTCGGTTCGGCAGGGTCAACGATAGTCTTGTGCTCGTCTTTGTAGGACTGCAATGCCGTCTTCTTGTATTCCGCCTGAGCATCAAGGACCTTCAACGCCGCCTGTTCAGCTGTGGTAATGCCGTCATACTTCATTGCATCAAGGGAGGTCTTGTCTGGCAGATCAGCCTTGGCTATTACGGCTTCAAGCGCCTTAATGCGCGTTCTTTCCTGCTCTGCCCCGGTTTTGAGACCATCTTCAATGCCCTTTGCCATGCCTTCAGCTAAACCCTTGTCGTAGCCTTCCTTACTGATAACTGCAAAGACATCGGGGTAAAGGTCTTTTACATCTGTAATTGTCAATTCTGGCATGCTAATGCCCTCCTTTTTTCGTCTATACTCGCTTCTGCCCGTGCCCTACGGACAAAGTTTTGAGGGTCTTTTGACATGAGACCCAATAAGCGGCCCATCGAAGAAACACCGTCCGCGATGCCCGCCTTAATTGCATCTTTTCCGAGGTATAACCGAGCCTCGGTATTTTTTACTTTCTTCTGATCCATTCCCCTGAACGAAGCGACTTCCCGCGTAAATAGTTCGTAAATGGCGTCAACTCTTTCTTGCAAATAGGTCTTGCCCTCTTCCGTGAGAGGCGAATACTCAGAGGTAATGCGCTTGTATCTGCCGGCTGTAATTTCGGTGGTTTTGTAGCCCTTCTGTTCCTCCCATTTAGAGACGTCCATGTGCTCCGTCACCACACCGATAGACCCCACGTTAGTTGTGTCGCCGTTGATGTAGATTCTTTCCGCCGCAGCCCCAAGCCAATAGGCCGCGCTTGCCATCATGCCATCCGTGAATGCTACGATGCACTTCTTATCTCTTGCATTGGCGATTACATTGGCAAGCTCTTGTGTGCCGTCTACCGTTCCCCCAGGGGAGTCAACGTACAATAAAACTGCCTTAACTCCAGGATCGTCCATAGCTTCCATTACCATAGAGCCTATCTTTTCGGTTGAAACACCACCCGATATGTCGGTAAATAGGTTCATCTTCTTAGAAATGACGCCCTGAATAGGGATAATAGCTACGCCATCTCTGACTTCGTAAGTCGTAAGGGCGTTATCATTACCGCCAGTCTTGGCAATGATAGCCTCTATCTGATCGTGTGGCAGTTTAGGCCCATGAAGGTGTGTTAGGTAAATGTCCTGGATCACCCTTAGCTTTTCTGGCACTATCAGCCACGGTTCATTGAGAATCGACAAGAGTCTCAAGACTTCCTCCTTTCCCCTGTGAACCCGGTGGCCTCTGCTGCGGTTCCATTATCAATCCGGCTTCTTTCATCATCCGGTTTTCTTTGACAAGCTGCGGGAATTCAGCTTCCCAATCTGCCCCGAGAAGTGATGCCATTTCACGTTGTCTGTTTGATATCCCGATGGCAATACGCTCCTTGGCTGCGTTGACTTCCTTTTCCTCATCAATCATGCCCTTTGACGGCCCGGTCCATTCGGCCCCGCAATAGGCCTTTCTTATTAGTGGATCAGTGAGAAAACCAGGGGCGTTAATCCGCCCTGACGTGACGGCCTCATAGAGCCACACCTCGTAAACTTGCTGAATGAAGTTCTGTGCAAGCCATTGCCGCCGAGCAGAGAAAAATTTCCAGGCTTCGAGTAATGCCGCCCGCGCCGCTGAGTAAGACGCCGTAAAGTGCTTGATTAAGATTTCGAATGGGATTTCAAGAGCAACGCCTATTTGTCGGAGTATGGCGAGGACAAAAGGGTCAAATGCCGCGTTCGGACGTTTCGGGTCGGCAACTTGTATCTCTTCGCCCCTGGCAAGGTCTACTATGGCCCCTGATGCCAGCTTAACGTCTTTATCGTCGGCTTGGGCGTTTGTTTCCGCTCCGAGTTCTGAGATATCAAAGCCACTTTCGCCGTTTTCGGTTTTGATGAAGACGGTGAACATGGCCGACACAACAGCGGCCATAAGTTCAGCCTCACTATAGCGGTCTAACTGTTTCAATGCCTCAATTACAGGGCTGAGATACGGTATGCCTCTCGTTTGACCTGGCCGAAGTGGCCTAAAGATATGCAAAATATTCGGAAGGCCGGTATTTCTACCGTAAGCCGGTATGACATCCCATTTTTTGCCTGTTGTCGGCCTGACATACCCGTAACCCACGGGGAACTGATTACAGACATGATAGGCCGTTGGAGCCCCATAAATGTCTTTCTGCACCCCGGCAATAAGGTTTTGAACATCTGGTTTATTCCCATCATTACATACGCGGTCGGATTCAATGAGTTGTATTTTTAAGGCATATGGGCCACCTCGGTCTAATCGGGGAAGATTGACGAATACATCACCGTTTTCGAGGGTTTGCCGTAGCACCATGTCGCATATCGCATCACCCACAAGGGTCCGCTGAATATCCACGTCCTTCGTCCCCCAGAATAGTCCCCACTCTGCTTCAGTTGTGGCTTCCCACGCTTCGGCCTGATCTTCGCCAAACGATGACAGTGTTTTTCTATCTATCTGGGAATGCAGCTTTAGTCCTGAGCCGACAATGTTTGTGCAGCATGTATTAATTGCCCCTGTAGCGAGAGGGGCGTTTTTTACAAGGTCTCTTGATCTTTTTCGAAGCTCTGGGAGGTCTTGGATAGTCGCTGAATCGGGATCTCCATCTTTGGGCATCCATTCAGATATAGTCCGCCTGGTCCGTGATGCCCCTGTATAAGAACCCACAATAGCCCCGATCATACGAGAACGGAGGCGCCTGACGTAAAGGCCAGGGGTAAAATGCGCCATAGCCCTATCGAGAAGGGTTTCCTTGATGATAACGGTCTTATTCCCTATTCTGACGCGCTTATCGGACACTATACTGGTGTTCCTCCCCTGATTCTGAGGCCACCCCGTGAAAGCCGCTTTACTTCAGCGTCGAGTGCCATAAGTTGTCGATAAAGTTCTTCTGATTTGCTTCTTCGGAGTTTCGAATTGCCGTCTGTGCTATATTCTTCTGCTTTTACGGCCTTGAGATAGGCGGTGTGAACGGCGGTGTAGTCTGCCTGAACATCTGCAAGAGTTCTGCCTGCCATGTAAGAAGCATGACAGGGATTTGATTATCTGTCTTTACACAGATTTCATATATTTTCATATATTTTCACAGTTTCTTCGTTCGTTACAAAAATAATTATCTTCTCATAATGAAATCTAAGCCCCCGACCAGGAGTTCTATGCCCTGGCAATTTTCCCTCATTGTACCAGTTGTAAACGGTCCTAACCGTCACGCTAAAAATTGTAGCCACTTCTTGGGGAGTAAAAAACTGCTTGTGCGGAATCTCTATCATTGCACCCCCTGGCTTCTTATTTTGCGGGCATCGTGCCCTCTTTGACTATTGCCCGGAGTAAACCCTATCCCAAGCATATGGGCCGCTGCCGAAGCGTACACTTCACAGTCGAGTGCCTCATTTCTTTTGTGCCCTGGCTTCAACTCCCATGATTCTGTGATTTTCTTAGTTGTCTTGCTCCGATGTTTTACTTTGTGCTCAGAGTTGACCTGCGTAAGATATCGTTCAGAAACACCATCATAAAGGTGCCATAATATTGGTTTCCCATTCTCAACGTTCATCCTGCGAGCAAGGTAGTCTTTCCAGTATCCCGTATCTATATGCCAGAGTGTAAGACCTCCCGGAATACGCTTTCCGCTTGGATAGTAATCGAGCTTGGATGGTTTGTAGGGAGCGTTCAGCGAGTCAACGCCTTTGATGGCCCTGACCCTCTTTGAATTGACCCTAGCGAAGTCGTACACCTCGCTCGTCCTGTATCCCGAGTCGGCGCAGGCAAGACGCACCTTGAAAACATTCTTTGACCCGATCTGCCGGTATTCACTACCGAGGATGAGAGACTCAAAATCCTCCCATGTGTCGATCTGGTCTTCATATATCAGCCACGATTCGCGCATTCCTGCTGACCAAGCCCGGATGACGAACTGATGATAGGCTTTCTGTAAATCGGCCCCGGCTGTAAGCACAATGGCCTCTTTGGGGACTTCTCCTTGTTGATATCCGGTTATGTGCGTAATGATATTGACAGATACCTCTTCGGGTGTGAATTCCTGCCACTCCTCTGCCATCCAAGAGTTTTTGAAGTTCATAAAATCTTCAGGGATGTCTTTACACCGCAAGAACTCTGCTGCGACCGCACCGAAGCTGAACCACGGCGTATTGATGCGATTGAACTGAAAACCCACTGATTTAGGCCGAAATCGCTCTATGTATTCGTCAAATTTAAGCCCAAAGGTG